GTCCAGTAACTTTTGTTAATACAATAACAGTAACAGGAACGTTGGTAATAGTTTAATGAGTAAAATAGAAGTAAATAAAATTGGACCTCAATGTGGAACAACTTTAACAGTTGGTTGTGGTGCAGGTCAAACAGTAGTAGCTGATGCAGCCACTGTAACTTTAGGTAGATGTGGTGGAACTGTAGCTTTAGCTTCAGGCGCTACTCAAACAGGATTTGGTAGAACAGGGACAGTTGATTGGGATACAACTCCAAAGACATCAACTTTTACCGCAGTATCTGGTGATGGATTTTTTGCAAATACAACAGGTTCCACTTTTAATATGAATTTACCAGCAGGTTCTGCTGGAGCTATAGTTTCTGTTGCAGATTATGCAGGCACTTGGCAAACAAACGCTTTAACAGTTGTACCAAATGGTACAGATAAAATTGGTGGAATAAATAACTCTGTAGATTTAAACACAGAAGGTCAATCAGTTACATTTATATTCGTAGATTCAACACAAGGTTGGGTTAATACTATGGATTCAACAAGTAATGTAAGAGCTAGTGCTTTTGTAGCAGCTACAGGTGGAACTGTAGCAACTGTTGGTAATTGCAAAATTCACACATTCACAGGACCAGGAACATTTTGTGTATCTGGTATTGCCGCGTGTGCATCACAAAATATAATGTCTTATTTAATAGTAGCTGGTGGTGCATCAGGTGGATCAAATTCAGGTGATGGAACTGGTGGTGGAGGGGCAGGAGGATTTAGAGAAGTAAAAAATCCTATAACTCCCTACACAGCTAGCCCTTTAGATGGTTATGGAACACCAGCAAATAGAGTAACAATAACAGCTCAAGCATATCCAATAGTAGTTGGAGGAGGTGGACCAGGTGTATCAGGTAACCCAACTTCAGCAACTGGTAACGCGGGATCAGATTCAAGTTTTGGTGGAATTACATCCGCAGGTGGTGGAGCTGGAGCAGCCTCAACACCTACTCCTGGTTCTGCTGGAGGTTCTGGAGGTTCTGGTGGAGGTTCCGGTGGAGGTTCTACTGGAATATCTGGTGGAGCAGGAAATACACCTCCAGTAAGTCCAGCACAAGGAAATGCAGGAGGAGCAGGCGGAGGCACTAGTCCAGACAGAGGCGCTGGTGGTGGTGGAGGAGCAGGTGGTTCAGGTACAGCTTCACCTAATTCAACAACTGCAGGTAGTGGAGGTGCTGGTGTAACAACTTCAATTACAAACTCACCAGTAACAAGAGCCGGTGGTGGTGGAGCAAATATTTATCATCCAAGCGCTACAAATCCAGGACCAGGAGGCAGTGGTGGTGCATCAAATGGAGGAGGTAATAGTAGTTCTTGTAATGCAACAGTTAATACAGGTAGTGGATCAGGGGGAGGAGCAAACAATCCAGCTTCTAGTGGTAATGGCGGTTCAGGTATAGTAGTAATAAGGTATAAATTTCAATAATGACTAGCACAGTAAAAGTTAATAACGTACAAGCTTCAGATGGTGGAAATATCATCAATCAATGTGGAACAAATATTACTATTGGCGCTAGTGGTGATACAGTTGCATTAGCATCAGGTGCATCACAATCAGGTTTTGGTAGATCAGGTTCTGTTAATTGGCAGACAGGTAGTATTAAGACATCAACTTTTACAGCAGTAAGTGGTGAGGGATATTTTATTAATCAAGGTAGTGCTATAACTATGAATTTACCAGCAGGTTCTGCTGGAGCGATAGTTGCAGCATCTGATTATGCAAGAAATTTTTCAACTTATAATTTAACAATATCACCTAATGGTTCAGAAAAAATTGGTGGAGTTGCAGCAGATTTACCATTAGATGTTAGTGGTCAAGCAATAACTTTAGTATATGTTGATTCAACAAAAGGTTGGGTAAATGTTCAAAACGCAGAGGATACTGAAACAGGTATACAACCTTTTATAAATGCAACAGGTGGAACAGTAACTGAATCAGGAAATTGTAAAATTCATACATTTACAGGCCCTGGAACTTTTACAGTAAGTAGAATAGCAACTTGTAATGCTCCAGTTAACAATTTAGTTTCTTATGTGGTAGTAGCAGGTGGTGGGTCCGGTGGTAATGCAAAAGGTGGAACAAATGGTAATGCCGGAGGGGCAGGAGCTGGTGGTTATAGAGAAGTAGTAAGCCCAGGTTCACCTTATACAGGCTCACCTTTAAATGGTTATCCAAGTTCACCAAATAGAATTACAGTAACAGCAACAAGTTTTCCAATAACAGTTGGTGCCGGAGGAGCACTTGGCTCTAATTGTGCTGTTGGAGTTCAAGGTTCTACTTCAAGTTTTTCAACTATATCATCAGCTGGTGGTGGTGCAGGTGGTGGAGGTCCTGGTGCTGGAGGAAGTGGTGGATCAGGTGGCGGTGCTTCTAATGCTGGTGCAATAGGAAGTGGTAATACTCCCCCTACAACTCCTTCGCAAGGTAATAATGGAGGCGCAACATATAGCCCTGGAAACCCCTGCACGACTTCTGGCGGAGGTGGTGGAGCAGGAGCAGTAGGTCAAACTGGCCAACCATCAGTAGCAGGTGCCGGTGGAGCAGGTGTTACATCTGAAATTACAGCAAGCCCAGTTGCCAGAGCAGGTGGTGGTGGAGGTGGTGGAAACTCCGGACAAACTGGAGGAGGTGCTGGTGGAACTGGTGGTGGTGGAGCAGGAGGAACTTTTGGAGGACCTGCCTGTGGAATTAATGGAACTGCAAACACTGGTGGTGGAGGAGGTGCAACAGCAGCAAACTGTGGTTCTCCAGCGAATGCTGGAATTGGTGGTAGTGGAGTGGTAGTAATAAGGTATAAATTTCAATAATTATGAGTGAAGTAAAAGTAAATAAAATTAGTCCAAGATCGGGCACAACAGTAACCCTAGGTGATAGTGGCGATACGTTCACAATTCCTAGTGGTGCAACAATTAACAACCAAGGAACGGCAACAAACTTTGGTGCAACAGGTTCGGCGTCTTGGACAACAACAGTTAAAACAGGAGATTTTACAGCAGTCGCTGGAGAAGGATATTTTGTAGATACGACAAGTGGTGAGATTGATGTAACACTACCAGCGGGTTCACCTGGTGCAGTAGTTGCAGTTAAAGATTACGCAAAAACTTGGGATACAAATAATTGTATAATAATTTCTAATAGTTCAGAAAAAATTGGTGGTTCAACTAACAACGCAATTTTATCAACAGAAGGTTTAGCTGTTACATTTATTTATATAGATTCAACACAAGGTTGGTTAGTAACTGATGATGGTTTACAATCAGTTGCAAATACTAATCCATATATGAGTGCAACAGGAGGAACAGTTACTTGTTCAGGTAATTGTAAAATTCATACTTTTACAGGACCAGGAACATTTTGTGTTTCTAAAATAGCAACAAGTGCAACAGATAATTTAGTTTCTTATATGGTAGTAGCTGGAGGCGGTGGAGGTGGTGGTTCTGCAACAGGATATTATAGTGCAGGAGGTGCTGGAGCTGGAGGATTTAGAGAAGTAGTAAGTCCTAGTTCACCTTATACAGGTTCTCCTCTAAATGGTTATCCAAGCTCACCAAATAGAATTACAGTTACAGCGACAGCTTTTCCAATCGTAGTAGGTGCTGGAGCTTCTGGTGGAACTGGTAATCCAGCTTGTGGAAGCAGAAGTAATGGAGGAGATGGAAGTGTTTCAACTTTTTCAACAATAACATCAGCTGGAGGTGGTGGAGGTGGTAAGTCTGGAGGAGGTCCAGGTGCTACTGCAGCTTCAGGTCAAAATGGTGGTTCTGGTGGTGGTGGAGGTGGATATAATACTTCTCCTGATGGAGCAAAAGGAGAGGGAAATACACCGCCTACAACTCCCGCTCAAGGACAGGATGGCGGAACAGGTTATGGTCCAGATACAGCACGAGGCGGCGGTGGAGGAGGAGCTGGAGGAGCAGGAACATCCGGACCAACTTTTCCAACACATGGAGCTCCAGGTGGGGCAGGAGTTGCTAGTGAAATAAACGCTTCTCCTATAACATATGCTGTAGGAGGACAAGCAGGACAAGATTGTAATAGTATGGCAGATAATGGAACTACAAATAGAGGTAATGGTGCACAAGGGGGTAATAACTATGGTCCGGATTCAGGTGGTGGAACTGGAGGATCTGGTATAGTAATAATAAGGTATAGATTTCAGTAGTTGAATGATAATTAAAATTAATATATAAGGAGAAACATTATGGCACATTTTGCAAAACTAGGATCAAATGGAAAAGTTATTCAAGTATTAACTTTGAATAATAGTGATATGTTAAACGCTGATGGCGTTGAGGATGAAACAGTAGGACAACAATATTTAGAGACACACAATAATTGGCCTGCACAAATGTGGATTCAAACATCTTACAATACAGCTGGTGGTCAACATAAATTAGGTGGTACACCATTAAGAGGAAACTATGCAGGTATAGGTTATACTTGGGACGAAGATGATCAAATCTTTTGGCCTAAAAAACCTTATGCATCTTGGGTAAAAAATACTACAACTGCAAATTGGGATTCACCAATTGGTGATGCTCCTGCATTAACTGCAGAGCAAACTTCACAAAACGAAGCTGGTACACATTTATGGGGTTACAATTGGGATGAAACTGCACATCAAGCAGATAACACAACTGGTTGGGTGTTAAATAGCGGTGAGATTACTGAAGAATAATTGACAAATATTTTTTATTAATATAAAAATGGTGGTGGTATGCAAAAGAAAGTATTAACAGAGCAAGCTCTATATTACGGTGATGTGGCAATGCCTAAAGATTGGGACATTGACCGAGATAAATTATCAGGCGACATTTTACAATCAGTAATTCAAAACAAAGATTTTCCGTTCTCACGAACATTTGATATGTTGAATACATATATGAGAGATCATATAAATTTAGACTATGGATTTACTTTAGTTAACAAAGAAACGTGGGGTAACATATATAAACCTAGCGAGACTACAATTCCATTATTAAACATTGATCCAGTAGATCTACGTAACTCTCCAGATTATACATTACTCTATGGTGTAAAAGTCAAAGACTGTATGGTCAGAATACACTATGAAGATAACAGGCGTAAAGGTAGATCTTGGGACATAGAACTTAAAAATAATATGTTCATTATGTTTCCATCAACTAATATGTATTACTTAACTAACAATCAAAAAGATAGTTTAAACTTTGTACAAACAATAACTTATGAATATATCTAATTACTACTGGTATTTTAGTGGTGTACTAACACCAAAGTTTTGTGATGAAGTAATACAATATGCTAAATCACAAAAAGAAGTTATGGCTAGAACTGGTGGTTATGGTAATAGAAAATTAAAAAAAGAAGAAGTATTAGATTTAAAAAGAAAAAGAAACTCTGATTTAGTTTGGTTAAATGATACTTGGATATATAAAGAATTACATCCTTATGTTCATAGAGCAAATCAAATGGCAGGTTGGAATTTTGACTGGGACAGATCTGAATCTTGTCAGTTTACAAAATATAAACTAAACCAATACTACGATTGGCATTGTGATAGTTGGGATAAGCCTTATGAAAAAGAAGGACCCGACAATGGTAA